CGTATCTGTATGGTTGACTAAGTGGGAAGAGAAAAAACGCAGTAAATTCAGGGAGTTGGATGACTTTGAATTCTCCTTTGGCGAGCTCGTGGGAGGTGCTATGAATAATCAACTCATGGTTAAAGGAAAAATGAAACCGGCTCTGGATGCGTCCTATGATAGTTCCCTTAAACACCCACAAAGTATACAGTATGATTCTACTGGGAAGACAGTGGCGGTGTTTTCGCCAATTATTGCACAAAAAGTGAAGCGTGAACAGCAATTTTTGAAAGAGAACTTTCTAGTGTTACAAGGCAAGAGCGTTGATGATGTCAACAAGTTTTTGAACAATTTTGACTGGCGCCCTGATGAACGCGGTGAGCGCTGGTATTTGGAGGGTGATCATTCAATGTACGATAAGTCGCAGGGTCCGCTGGCAGCACTCAGCTACTTACTTAAGTGCGAAAAATTCGGTGTGACACCGGATTACACAAAGTTTTTGCAGACTTTTTCGTTTCAGCGCACTGTTTCGGCAATGCAGGCTGGGTTGAAGATCTGGCTGCGGGACCAGAACTCTTCTGGGGCCGCTTACACGTTGGATCGTAACAATGATATAAACGAGCTGGCTATGGCTGAGTTTTTTGAGCGCATCTTGGACAAAATTGAATTTGTCATTATGATGGGTGATGACTTTATTGTTGCGGTCAGGGGGAAGCCTGATATACAATCGTGGGAAAACGATATAATCAGGAAGTATAACCTGACTATTAAGTTGCAGCTGCAGAAACATGGTTATATTTGCAGCATGGACATTGTCCATTTTCCTGATGGACATTCTGTCGTTGTCCCAGATATTGTAAAGAAAGCTTTGTCTTTTATGGACATGTCCGTTAAGGACAGAGATAAATTACATGAGCGTTATGTATCATACGTTGATGTAATGAAGAGAGTCACCGACAGACGCGTACATCAGTACTTGAAAGTCGCGTTACCTGATAGGATGAAGTCTTATCTGCCAACCGTCACGCCTGATGCCATCGATATGCTCTGTCGTATGCATGCCGCGTGTGTCTTGGATGAGAGTAAGTATTCGGCCTTCTTTTCGGAGGTGTCTACTACGCGCACATACTAAATTGATGAGCTTTGTTGTTATTGTTGTTCTTGTTATTATCGTTGTTTGTTTTCACTTTTG